TTTGTCGTATGAGTTCTAATTATCAATTAGCCATGAAGCTGAACAGCATTTTTCGGTTTCCGGTTCTCCCGGAAGAAATAGAAGTGTCGTATGGCAGTGACAACTCCAACCTCAAGGTGTACGGAGTTGGCGAGTGTACGATCATACAGGACAGTGCAGCTGCGAACATTAGCTTTTCGAGCTTTTTTCCGAAGACTTATTTTAGCGGATGCAATTACCGGAATATTCCGGATCCGAACACAGCAGTAGCACAGATTCTGGCAATGAAGAACACCAAGAAGCCAGTGAGGCTTACTCTTACAGGAGGCATGGGAATATCCATGTATGCCACCATTGAGAAATTCAAAACCTCCGAGGTTGGCGGTGATCCTGGAACAGTGCAGTTTGACATTACCCTCAAGGAGTACAGAGAAATCACCATGCGTCAGATCAAGGTGAATGTTACCACACAGAAAGCTACCATTTCACAATCCTCTCCAAGGGTGGATAACACTCCGGCGGCACAGACATACGCAGTGAAAAAGGGCGACTGTCTGTGGAACATCGCAAAGAAGTTCTA